TCTCTACCCATCCTATATGGGAGAAAGCGCTTGCTAAAAAAGAGACTGAACGCTGAAGAACGCTACGGACTTAGTTTCGATCAGGTCCGCGAGGCCGAAAAGTATCTTCGTCAGCATAAAACCGCAGGTGCCATGGGCAAGCAAGAGGCCATGCCCGTTTACGAGCTTTTCCTGCTTGGTTACTCGCTAGAAGATTTAAGCAGAAAGTTTCCCCAATATTCTTTGGGAAAAATCTCGCTGACGGCCGCCTTAAATGGGTGGGTTAAAGATCGTGAAAAGTTAGCCAACTCAATATATGACCGAATTCGGGCCCGCATAGTTAAATCCACCGTCGAGCAGGTTGAGTTTCTTACAGACATGGTGTCTGTCTCTACTACAGAGAACATGGAGGAGATGCGCAAGTATCTCCAAGATCCTTCTAAAGCGCCGCCTCCTCAGATGAGAATCAAAAGTTTAAAAGAGTATCAGCAGGTAATAGAGATGCTGGCAAAAGTCGCAGACTCAGTTAGAGCCCTTTCTGCTCCTGCGGAGATTGACCAATCTAAACTTTTGTCTAAATCAAGCAAACCCAAAGCCCTACCTAAGCCAGAACCAGCCGACGAGTCTGTTCTTTTGGCCCAATTAGTCCAGGACCCAGAAGATGAGTGACGAGTCTAAGTTTTGCTCAGTCACCGGGTGCGGTAAGCCGATCAAGGCAAAAGGTTACTGTGGCAACCATTATAAGAAGTTTATCGAACTTCCCAAGAAGCGAGCTGAGCAAACTGCCTTAACCAAAGTAGCAAAGCAGCAGCAAGCTTCTCAGAGAATGTCAGAAAGAGCTGCGCACTTGACAATGGCTCAGCTTGAAAAGATATTTCTCATGCCGTGCAAAACAGAGAAAGATCTTAAGAACTATATTAAATATTTTTTCAATCTTCACTTGCCAGATTGCAAGGTCTCTAGGTACGCCGACACCACGCCATTTCATGCGATATGGGAAGTGTATGATATTTGCGTAAACTCAAACAATCCACAAAATGTTCAAGAATTACTATATGTTGCAGGTCGAGGTAGCGGTAAAACGCTCGGCATGGCTATTGCTGAACTTTTGGTGCTTCTCCACGACCAGCGCGATGTTGTTCACGTTGGCGCGATTCTTTCGCAGGCCAAACGGTGCTATGAATATCAGCAGAAGTTCTTGATGTCAGATAGAATAAAACCGTTAATTCTGCCACCTAAAACTCAAGAATCAGACCGTATTCTTGAAAAGTTTACGATGGAGAAGTCGGTGTTCAACGTTACAGGTGAGAAGGTCACACTTGAAGTGATTCCTTGTACCCTAAAGGCTTGTCTGGTGTCTTCTGCTGTCTCAGCCGATGTGCATGGTAAAGTAAGATTACTGGCAGATTTAAAGCCAGGCGATCTTATTAAGGATATCACTGGCTTCGTTGAGGTAATAGATAATCAGCTTGAAGACGCCGAGTGTATCAGAATCGAGTTAGAAGATGGAAGAACAATCGAAGGAACTCTTGACCACAAAGTGTGGACACAACGTGGATGGGTCGAGCTCCAGCATCTCGCCGAAGACGATGACGTTTTATCCATTGACGGGATCGTATCGCAATCAGAGGCCAAAGCGTAAGGCAGACAGCTGCGAGTCCTGCGGTGTTGTACTTTATCGCAATAAGCACGCTAAATGTCAAAAATGTCAAAAAGAATCAGGTTGCATGAGGTGTGGTTCTTCTGTCTTTCGTAGAGGTCTGTGTCGATTGCACTATGATAAAGATAGATTCTCTATGAGGCCGATATGCTCTCAAGAAGGATGCGAAAGAAACGCCCGACATAATGCACTTTGCTCTATACACTACAATGCTGATAAGCTTAATCAAGCGCCGCAATGCTCTATTGCTGATTGTTTAAAAAGAGTTGAAAAAAGAAATATGTGTGGCACGCACTATCAGGCTTGGAGAATTAGACAACCCAAAAAGATCTGTGCTCACGGTGAATGTAACAATAATGCATTTAAGCACAAATTATGTTTTTCTCATTGGAAAATTCTCGATCCAGATCAGGCACTTATTCGTGGTCTACGAGTTAGAATAACAAACTCGATCAATCGGCGCTACAAGAAGAATAATAAAGCAGAGATTCTATTAGGTTCTACGATAGATAACGTAAGAAAGCATTTAGAATCATTATTTGAACCAGGAATGTCGTGGTCTAATTTTGGCAAATGGCACATAGACCATATATGTCCTTGCTCTCAAGCGCAAAACGAAGAAGAATTAATAAAATTACAACACTACAGCAACCTAAGACCAATGTGGAAGAGTGACAATCTTGCTAAAGGAGATTCCGCAACAGATGACGCGATATTTGCCTGTAAGACCATATTAGGCAGAGATTGGATTGTCGCAAATACTTAATTTTTAAGTATAATAGTTTGTTGAAGGAGACTAGACTTGGCCAAGGTTAAGAAAATTGAGCGCACCGGGATCAAGCAAATAGCTAAACTGGAGGTTCGCGCCAGCGATGATCCGACTAATCCAATGTCTAATTCGTTTGTTACGGCTGACGGCACCATAAACCATAACTGCAATGGACCTCACGTCCCCATGGTTGTGGTAGATGAAATTGATACAGTCTCCGGCGAAGGACTTCGAGCATACAAAGAGATATCTGGTATGCTCGACTCTAAGCGGGGCAAGAAGCCGCTAAGAGTGGGTATCTCAACTAGAAAATCTCGATACGGGCTCATGAATCAAGCCATCGAGAACGCCGAGAAGCAGGGAAGGCATGTTCGCCGCTGGACGGCGTTTGAGTTTACTGAGCGCTGTCCGGACTCCAGATCCGGTACGACTAAACAAGAATACTATATCGACCAAAATTCATTCGATATGCGCCTCCCATCTGAATACAACAAACTCAGTGAGCAGAAGAAAAAAGACTACACGCCATACGAGATGTATTCTGGTTGCCATAAGTGCCCTCTCGCACCAATATGCCTCGGCGATGCCAAGAACCAAACCTCTACCTCGCCGATGCTCAAGTCAATTGACGAACTTGCTCAGAAAATACTTTCTGAAGGACCGGATTGGGCAATGTCACAGCTGATGAACCTTAAACCATCAGTTGAGGGAATTGTGTTTAAGGAATTCGATGAGCGTACGCATGTCAGAACATGGAATCAAATGTGGCACACTCTTACCGGCAAAGAGTTTCCTGGTGAGTGCAACCACGACATATTCGTTAAGAAATGTTTAGCTATGGGTCTGCCAGCGTACTCAGGCATCGACTGGGGATGGTCCAACCCTCATACTTTAGTAACTTTTTTCGTAGATTCTAAGGAGAATATCTACGTTGTTAGGTGCGACGGCATGACGTACATTTCTCGACCGGCCTGGATGCATCATGTCAAAAATAAGTGGCATCAGGCTTATCGGGTTCAACTCTACTTCCCAGATCAAGCCGACCCAGGTGACGCAGTCGAGATGCGGAAGCTCGGTCTCCCTACGTCAACCAACACCGACAAAGGCCAGGTAAACACCGGTATCCAGATCATAAAGAAATGGCTAAAGGTTCCAGGGACCGGGGAACCAAAAATATTTTTTGCGCAGGAGACCTGCCAGTCTCTGATAAGAGAGTTTCAGCTTTATCATTATAAAGTCGACGCGTCCGGAATGGTCACCGACGACCCAGATACAGAGCATGATCACTGGATCGACGCGTTGCGCTATGCTATGACTAATTTATTCAGCAAATCAGCTGTGATTCTTTCTTCAGCGGGTCTGGACGTAGATATGGCTAAATTAGTTGATTCTACTGGTAGCTTTTTTAAGCCGCCAACGCCAGAAGAATACGCCAAGGTGAACAACATTCCGTTTAATCCGGAAGTTAACCTAGATAAGATGGGTAAAATAGGAAGGCTGTCTGACATAGAGGGTGACGAAGATCAAGGGGCGGACGGCGGTTTTATATGGACCTTTTGATCGTATAATATGGTTGTCTTACTGTCAGCTTGGAGACCAAGATGTCTTGGATTGAAGATATTAAGAAAGCAGTTACCGATTCTCTTCGTAAAGATATCGAAGACTTAACCAAGTCTGAGGCGGATCGCTTATCTGATTCTGCACAACCCAACAACGGGCCACAGGATCAGGGGCAGCTTGTCGGCAGTAAGGCGATACTCACCGACCCGTACTACGACCACGCTGCTCACAACTATTTTCTTTCTAAATCAAAAATCTCTAGGATAGCCAATCGCACCCTAAGAGAAATATCAATGCGGGATTGGTTAGTGAATGCAATCCTGCAGATTCGCTGCGATACTGTTTTACGATTTTCCCGCCCTCAGGAAAAGAAGTACGACATGGGGTATCGCTTTGTTAAAACTAATCACAACGAACCGGTTACTCAAGAAGACATCGACACTATCCGCATGCTAGAAGACTATATCTATCATTGCGGTCGCACTGATGCAACGCCGCGTGGCGAAGAAATGCTGTTTGGCGAGTTTGTAAAACTTATCACCTGGGACGCCTTGACCTTTGGTCACGTTGCCGTAGAAAAAGTACTTACTCGCAAAGGTTCTCTCCATCGTTTTCGTCCTCTTCCCGCAGAGACTGTTTACCGTGTCAACCCAAACGTCTCCAAGGATGCGGTTGAGAATCAGGCAAAAGTCGCGTTGGAGCTTTATCACAAGAAGCGCTCTGACAATGATCCAAGGGGCGACGGTCAGGTCAACACTCCTGACATGGAATACCTAAAATACGTTCAACAGACCATGGACATGCGCGTTGTAAACGTGTTTGGTGATGAAGATATGGTCTTCAAACTCTTTAACCCAAAGAATTTTGCTGATTCCAATGGCTACGCGATCTCGATGGTCGAGCAAGCCGTAATCATGATCACCAACCACCTCAACGTTGAATCCTACAATGCAAACTACTTTACGCACGGATATGCAGCTCGAGGGATCTTGCATCTCAAAGGAACAGTTACTCAAAACACTTTGGCGTCTTTCCGTCGTCAGTTCTACAACACTATTTCAGGTTCGAATAACGCTTGGCGCACACCGATTGTATCAGGGTTGGATGATGTCCAGTGGATACCAATGTCAGGATCTGCACGCGAGATGGAGTACATCAACTTCAACTCGCACGTTATGCGATCTATTTGCGCGCAGTTCCAAATCGATCCCATCGAAGTAGGTTTAGATTACCTTACAACCGCCAACGGTCGAGCCGCCTCTCAGGCCAAAGAATCTGGGCAGTTTAAAATCACTTACTCTCGTGAGAGAGGTTTGCTACCAATTCTTTATTTTATTGAAGATCTGATTAATCAAGATATAATTCCTGCTCTAGACAAAGAGTTGGCATCAAAATATAAATTTAAGTTTGTAGGATACACCGACGACACCGCGCAGACCGACATCTCGCTCCGTCAGGCACAGATGACCGTGTTTTCTTCTATGAACGATCTGCTTAAAAATGAAGATCGTAAACCTATTGACCATCCAATTGCTGATTTGCCGCTTAACCAGGCATTCTGGGGGCTCGTCGACAAGATGATGACCAAGGGCGAACAGCGAGAAGTCTTCTTGGGAGACTCCGGCGCTACTCAGCGACAAGAACTCCAGTATCTTCCTGGTGATCCTATGTTCCTGCAATGGCAAAATATGCTTATGACTAAGCAGGCTCAGAAAGAAGCAAAAGATCAGCAGCAACAGCAGATGGCAATGCAGCAACAGCAAATGGAACATGAACACGATCTTCAGCGCCAGCAAGTTGATCATGATTCTGAAGGTAGAAAACAGGCTGCCGCTGAGGCCGCAGTAAAAGCAGGGCAGTCACCTGTGCAGCAGTTGCAAGAAACCGCTAAAGAATTTGGTGTAACTCGCGCATCTAATGTTGAGGGGAGGGTTATGAGAAATCCAATTAACGTAGCTGCAGACACCGAAAAAGAGTAACCATAACGATTTTAAATAATTTGTATAAATATCTCTATTGGGGGATATATTATGGCATTCGTGATACTCGAAGGCGTAGATAGAAGCTTTAAGTCATCGCTCGCCAAGCTTTATGAGTCTCAAGGATACAAATCGATTCACTTTTCTGCACCTGATAGGAAATACTCTCAACCTGGTTACACAGGTCCGTCTTACCTAGACGATCTTGTAGAGATGCTTGTCGGCCTATCAGGTCAAGATATCGTCTTTGATAGATCTTGGTACGGTGAAACAATTTGGCCGTTTATCTATAGTCGAAACCCGCTTCTTAGCGAAGACGACATTGATGTTCTGCGCGACATTGAAGACCAGAACAGTACCACTCGTATTCTCATGGTTGACACTGATATTGAGGCGCATTGGCAGAGATGCGTGGATAACAAAGAACCCTTATCTTTGTCACAATTTAAATCTGCATATCAACTTTATGCCGCAATGGCGGATCGTTATGGTTTCAGTATAAAGACCAAACACGATTTTGTCCCTCAAAAACCAGAGGTCAAAGAGATGAGCCCAGAACCAAAATTAGAATCTAAAGTTTTCGCTGCGCCAGTTTCAACCAGCGAAATCACAAATGTCGTTAAGATGGACGCACCAATCAAGCTTACACCGGAGCAGCAAAAGCTTCAACAAGCAAATGCGATCAACGACATCCTCTCTTCCAGGATCATAAAAAAGAAGGGAGCGGAGTATGATTCAATTGAGACTCGTATTCGAGAATTTCTTAACCAAGAGCTAGCAAAACTTCTTGGAACAGACAAGCCGCAGATTTCCCTCCCGTTTACAAGTGAAGAGATTACTTTACTTAAAGCCCTTGCAAATCGTGTAAAAGATAAACGTGCTTAATTTTGGAGACATTTTAAACATGAAAATGGTAGATTCTAGCAAAAAAAGAAGCAAGACTGCAACGGCACGAGTGGCAGATTTAGAGCGTGAAGTTGCAAATTTGACTATGGCTGTGAGAGTTTCTCAAGCTCTTATTAAACAGCTTGTCGAACAGATCAAGCCAATGCAAGAAGACCTAACTCGTTTCTATTCTGCGCTGAACGATGTGCAATATAAAACGAGCGCACTCTTATCTTCTGTTCCTGGCGTGTCTAGGCAGCAGATTGCGTCTGTCGCCGATCAGCTTAAGCTAATCGACTGGCAGCAGTCGTCTGATAAAGATGATGAGCTAAGAGGACTGGTTCCAGCAGACTCCGTCACTTCAGATGAAGACGTTGTCATTATTGCCTCAACAACCCCGGATGAAGAAGAAGATAGAGGTATTTTTAGATCTAAATCGCCTCTTAAAGAAATCTCCAACGAGGACATTGCAAAAGGCTTTTTAAATAAATCCGTCGGCGCAACAGTGGAAACCAATATCAACGGCTCACGTCATGTTGTAGAGCTTATTGGCGTAAGAACTACGCAAAAGGCATAACATTAGTTAATCTGGTCAAAACCAACCCCAACATCGGGGTTGGTTTTTTATATTGACTCGCGGAGTATAACGTCTAGAGCAAACACGCCGCGAGTGAAAGATGAGCGATCTAAAGGAAAGATTCAAATCTAGATGCCCCAGGAAACTGGACAAACCAACGAACGAATGGTGTCCGCTGGCGGTGCTCAGACTTAAAACCTTGCGAGCCTCTAAGAAAGAACTCACCGAGGCCGAAGAGGCAGTTCTGCCAGGTTGCCCATGGGCCATCGATGATCAACTTTCCGGGTATTGCTGGTTCTCGTACGAGGCCAACCACATGCCGGAAACCCCATCGTCAG